TCATCGGAGTATTTTTGCAGACCGCGCATTAAACGTTTGCGGTAATTGAGCAAGGTTTCGCCGGATAGCGCGCGCGATGCGGATTTGCCGAAACATGCATATGCGGAGTCAGCTTTAGCCTGAGCATCAGCCATCGACATTTCATCGTCGGCATCTTTTTTGGCTTTGTCTTCCATCTCTTTCTCCGTCAGATTTTCATCTTTCTTGGCGTCTTCGGCGTCCTTCTTATCCTTAGCCTCTTTCTCTTCGGCGTCCTTTTTATCTTTTTCTTCTTTTTCAGCCGCGTCCTTTTTGGCCTTGTCTTCCTTCTCTTTGGTAGCTTCATCAGAGTCGGCAGCGCTACGCAGTGTTGGCGCCGGCATGTTCTTTTCCATGCTGTCCATACGGGACGATATGCCAGTGACGGCAGTAGTCATGCCGGTAATTGCGGCCAGTAAGTCGCTGATGCTTGGTTGAATCTGGGCGTCAGCTTTTGCGCCCTCTTTAGCTGGATCACTCATGTCTGACACCTCATTATTAGTTAATAAAACACCATTTGCATCGCCACCTTTATCCCACACACCGCGCCCGCCTTGTTCTCTGGTGACAATCGCAATGTGGTCAATTAAAAATGGTTGTCCTTCAATCAACAGCGGGTCTTCACCTTCAACCTGCACCAACATGTTGCCGCTGGCGTCGTTGAATACGACATTGGGTGATGTACTGGTGTTCTCCGGATCGGCGATAATTTTTGCGATCGCTTCATCCACATGGCACCGTGCAATACCCCAAACGTCGTCGCCTTTGATATATGGCAACATAATACTACCAATATTCCGTTTTGTGTATTCCTTAGATGACATCGTCGGGCCGTCACCGTCGCCCGGATGATCCATAATTACCGGCAGCGCCTGGCATCGTTTAAGGAAATCATCATTTAAATAAATTGCCGGATCGCGCCAGACATATTCCTGATCTTTGGAACGATATGCCATTCCCGTACCAGTTATGCGGATCGCAAGCAATGTGATATTTGAATAAAATTGTGGGCTTGGCAAAATGCCGTCGGCCATCAGTTGTGCAATGTCAAACTCAGTGCGGGCGCCAGCAATTTTAAATGATGTGGTCAATCCAGGATGCAGGGGATTCGGGGCAGCATCGGCCATTGCCCACACAAACCCGGTCGATTCATCGCAAATTTTAACGTCAAATTTGGGAACGTCACGGGCGATAAATGTCTGGAAATGACCATCATCATGCAGTAATTTTAAGGACCCGTCATAGTCGAAACCGGTTTCTTCCAGCGCTTCGCGACGTGCTGTTTGCGCCAGATGTTCGCCTTCTTCCTGATGACCACCCGGCAGACCAAATACGCCCGGATAGTCGCCACCGTTGCCGCGTCGCAATAGCAATGTCTCGCCTTCGGGCGTTACGAACATGATGCCTGCTGCTTTAGCTTCTGAGGCGTAGACTATCAACGGGTTATCAATACTGGAACCCGGCGCGTCATCAGCCGCAGCAAATTCCTTGCCAACAGATTGCGGCACGCCACCATAGCCGCCCGGAGTATGGGCCGCAGCTTCCATTAATCGATGTTGCGCTGACGATGTGGACGGCATTCGATAACCTTATAAATTTAACAGCAATTTGATGCAGGCGCAGCCTTGAGAACTAACCGGGAACCGACACACTCAGTCGTAAGACGGTCAGCCAGATCAACCGCTAGGGGCGATCTACTTCACACCATTTGCCGGTAATTTGGATTGTAAATGAATCTTACCTTTTTCAGTTAAAAATTCTTCGGGGAATCTTCGCAAATTATAAATGTACTGGGCGTGGCACGAACAAAATATTTCCTCACCCACCGCTGTAATTTGATCGTAATAGCCATTTATCGGTTTTAGTAGCCCGGCTTTTATGGCCCAAGTGTCACGTAACAGATAAATTTTCTCGTCGCGCTCCTTGTGGTCTTCGCGATAATCATAGCCAGCCTGACGCCATTTCGAATGCCAGATCAAACCCAACGCCCCGGCATCGGTGGCCACAACCTCATTAATTGCGCCGATTAATTTGTGCGTCTGGTCGATAATTACCCGGTTTTGCTTAAATCGGATCGACGCTAAATCTTTTTTAATTTTTGTTTTTTCAGCGACTTTATCGACGGCTTTAGAACCGCCATCTGGGATCGACGTTGCCCAGCCTTGGAACCGTCGCAGCGTTGAATTGATCGCTTCCTCGCGATTTTCTTTGATCAGATTCGTACTGGCGTAAATCCGGCGTTGCAACTCTTGGCGCAATTGAGGCTTGAGCTTATCGATAGTAAATCTGGAAACATCTTTGTTCACCAAACCCCCTCGAATCACCAACCGGTCAAACGCTTTATTGAGCGCACGGGCGATTTCCTGTTCCATTTTATGGTTTGGAATAAGTGACCGCGCCGCGGCAAATCTGAGTTTGGCGACCCATTGTTTCAGCCGTTGCTCGTCATCATAGCCATAAACGATAAAATCATTTACCGCAGCCGACAGGACGGTGTAGAAGTCATTCATAACTGATCAAGTTTCATTTTGGTTTAGGTTCCGTTGGTTCGGCCATTGGCGTTGGTGGTACATATTCCGGCACGTTTGGCATCAAGCCATTTCGCAAATTTGGACGAATATGAATCTGGGTCAACAAGCTCAATAGTCAAATTTTCCATTTCAACAGGCGGCATGCTACTGAAATATTCAGGATGTGATTTTGAGAGTTCGCGCAGATGAGTTTGATTCAGTGTGACCATGACCAAATGCTTAGAACTCAGATCAGTTTTATGGGTTTTGTCCAAATATTCATTTCGATCCAGTGTCATATCAACCCATTGAATTGACGTAAGACCTGATTTATCAGCACCAGCGTAAGATTTTCTTGGGTCATATGAGTTCATAGCGATTCCCTATTTAGGTTTAGGTTCCGTTGGTTCGACCATTGGCACTGGCGGTACGTATTCCGCCAGTGCCTCATAATCCATAATTAATTGACTGTAAAACATTTCGGGCATTTCGTTCAGATTGTCAGCGGCCCATTGCAGTAAAACCGCGCGGTTTTCCGGGTCGACAACCGGCAACATGGTACGCATAATTTCGGTCAGATTTTTGACTTTATACTCGTATGCCTTGGCCTTTTCTTCCGCAGATTGCTCAAGCAAGCTTTCCCACGCGGGTTTGAAAGCCTTGTCCCACTTGTAAAACGCTTGCTCGTACGTCAAACCTTCGTAAATCTCCGGGCAGTCGGCTTTGACCGCTTCGAAAAAATCCTTGTTCCAAGCACGATGCTTTACGATTTTGTCAAAGAAGCGGAATAGCGGTGCCATGTCCACACGCACACCGTCGATAAATTGCACGATTGATTTACTGTCCTCGGTACCTTCCCCGAATCCGTTGGCGAACGCTTCCTCTTTAATCAATTGGGCAGGCACGTCCGATCCGGCTGCAATATTTGCGACGATATTGTCGCGCGCCGTGGTCATCGCGGTGTGCGTATTTTGCAGATCGATCGACATAATGTCTTCGTCAGGCTCAATGCTCAAAACGTTACCTGTCGTGCCCTGTTGCAACAATGAGCGCTTGATCCCTGAAAATGCCTGCATCAAACCGTTGACAATTGACCCGCCTTGTTTAATTTTAGCAATGAGCAACCCGGCCTTAAACGTCACCATGTCGTCCGTCACCATCGACTGGATATAAGACCGCATCGGGTATAAAACTCGCTGAAATACCGACCGACCGGTGTAACCATACGCTGACGATTGAAACGCCAGATAAATCGGCGTACCGTTAAAAATAACGCTGGCGCGACTTGGGTGATATGGTTGCCCCGCCGCAGTCGTGTAATTTAACGGTTTTTGAAAATCAGGCGCATTCGGATTTTGATTTGTGACGATTGATCCCGCCATATTGAGCGGGTCCAACTGGTTGAAATACAGTTCCATCCCGGGAAGCGACCAAGGGTCTATTGGTTTGTCAGTCGGGATTGTTGGGCATCCATAGACAATCCCGCCCGCGCCATAACACCGGCTAATGTACATCACGTCGCGAATGTGGTTAGTGGCACCCAACGCCTCCCATTCGGCTTCGAACGCTTGCGTCAGCATATCTTTGGGCTCAGCGTCAACGTTAATTTTGCGCGGTTTGGACAATGCCAAATTGACCGGCTTTTCGACCAACTTGCCGCCCAGCGGATGATATATCCACAGTTGTTTGCATAGCTCATACCCCGCCTGTGTGCCAGGGTCGATACCGTTGGTGTTCAGCAGCATAAGCAACTGGCTGGGGACAGATGATGTATTGACAGCAATGTTCGACATTTAAACGCCCTTTTTATTTCCAACACCAATCGCAATGCCGTACATGACGCAATCAGCTACGTCGTCGGCACGTTTCGCAGCATTTTTATCGCCAATGCGATAACCGCCCAATTGTGTCAGTAAATGATTTTTAGACTGCCCCTTAAAAGAGACATTTTTATTATAAGCCTGTTCCGCTATTTTTATTAAACCTTGATGATAATAGCCAGACACCGATATTGCACGCTCATCTTTGCCTAACGATGTCAAAATGCTATCAATAGCGTGAGTCGGCCAATTGCGATTGCGTCCCTGCTGAATCAAAATGCTACCCGCCGCCGCGTCTTCGATGAACGCACCAACGTTACCGTGTCGGGCACCAGTAATTTTCGCCAAATCTTCCAGGCGCTGGAAAACGGATGGCAGCCACAATTCCAACATGGCGCCGTCAATCTGCACCACGTCCCAATCCAAAATAATTAACGGATGACCATAAATTTTATTGATCGCAAAATAAACGACCGCTGTACCGTCGTGCTCTTTGCCCCCCTTGACTGCCGTATCAATTACGGCATACACGCCGTCAACTTTAGTCGGCATAGCGACGGGTAGACCGTCGACCAGCATTTTATCAATGCTAAAAAACGCTTCACCTGACCAATCGACAAACTCGGCGAGATATTCCTGGCGGAACACCATGGGATGATTTGTTCGCTCATATTCAGCGAGTTCATCAGGCGGCACATATGGGTTTGAGATCGACGGCGCATGAAACTCCATCCAGCCTAGCGATTTATCTATGCAAATTTCGTAAAAAAAATTATCAGCGTCGATACCGAACGGCGTGGAAAACATGGATGCGCGACCTTTTGTGGTCAGCATCGTGGGCAATATAGCCTGTTGCCATATGTCTTTAAATTGCCCGTTTTTAGTAAATGCAGTTTCATCAACCAGAACTTCATCATATTCACGCCCGCGTCCAGCCAGATAATTGTCGTCAACAGACCAAAAATCAATCAGTCCGCCAGTCGATAAGCGAATGAGGCCATTTGTACGATCTTTACGAGTAATAAGCGGATGTAGAATATTTTCGAGCAATGAAAATATCTCTGACCATTGCTTTTTGTTGGGCGTAAATATTCCGACTTTTTTGCCTTTCATGGAATAATTTCCCGCCAGTGTGGCGATCATCAGGGTTTTACCCCATCGGCGTCCACATCGAACAACGTTTCGTCTTGTCCACCGATTATATAAAGCACGTTGACCAGTGTGCATCGACGGTAACTCGATGACTCTCTGAGACATTAGTCAAACCCACCAATAATTTGGATGACTTGCGGCTCGTCTTTAGTTTCGCGATTTTTGGGATTGAGCATTGACCTGGCAATTACTGACGATTCGTTGGCCAAGCGACCAAGCACCATCACATCGTTCGCAATCTGTGCATTGCTCGGATGTGTAACTGGCAATGTCGGATCATATGCTTCCATTTTTTGGTCGGCGTGCATGTTTAATTTATGTGCTGTCGCGGCCCCGTAATTACCAGCATGCAGCAAATGGCGCTGCATCTGCTCTAATAACTCAACATGTTTCGAAACAGCGACTTTTTCCGGAACAGTCAGTTTAGAAACGGCAGCGTTTGCGTCAACAACTTGATTAGCTATGGCTTTGAGCTTTTCCGTACTTTTTGAAAATCTTTCAGAAATACGCGCAACACCCACGCCGTACTGCTTTGCCAAATGACTCGCCCGCTCCCCACGCATCAATTTAGTGCGTATCTCTTCCCATTGCACGGGCGTTAATTTTGAGGGGCGACCCATAAATTAAATTACTGAACCATTTGTTGTAAAACTGGCTGCAACAGTTGTTGCCCGATGTACAAATTACCCGCTACAGAAGGATGCGTGCCGCCGTTTGTGTAAGCCGGATTTGCCCATTGCCCAGGATTTGCCTGTCCGACTTGCTGAGCCAACACTTCAACGTTGCAACCATTGCCGCCAGAATTGACATACGCCTGCCAACGCGCCAATTGGTTAAGACGGTACCCATTTTGCGTTGGAGTAAATCCGCTATTCGGAAAAGGACTCATTAAAATCACACGTTTTCCTTGCCCTTCGATGATCTCCACGATCTGCATCGCATATTCCCACTGTATGTCCCAAGCGGACTGTGTGGTGATATCAGAGTTGATCGTGTAGCACGGCACCAGGTAAATATCGGCATTGACGTTTGTGACCAACGTGTTTGCGTTGTAAGCAATTTGCTGGATTGTCGCACCGCTGCACCCGCCGCTAAACCAGGACACGTTTTTACCGGCAGCTAAAATACTGGCGCATGCGATAAACCCGTACGCCATAATTGTGGTCGCTCCGTCGTCGTTACCGGCCATGATCGAATCACCAATACCGCAAACGCTGGTGAACAACTGGTCGTACTGAAAAATGGCGCCGCTGAATAGCAAAACTGGCGTATTTGTACCGCCCCCACTTGTCCAGTTCGACGGTGTTGCCACACTATTAACGCCATAATTGACGTTAAATTGCATACTAAAACCCAGGTTGTTCGACGATCCGTATAATGTCGTCCAGGGTGATGGAAGCGTAGCGTAGGACGAATTGGTATTGCCCGTGGCGATAAAATTACGAACAAAAAGCAACGGATACAAACCACCATCCGCATCGCCAGCTGCGCGCGCAACACTTTTTATTGGTATCAACGGGGTGATATATTGGCTCGGCTCTTTCGTCGAACCGGCAGGAATAGTGATAGACCCAAGTGCCGTGCCCCAACCACCGTCAGGGTTATTGATGTTATTGACACCGCTCGGGTAAATTGTCGAACCAACCCCAATGATCGTATTGTCAACTGTCGCTATTGATCCGGACGTGTTGTTAAAAACAAGTTTTACGCCGTTGAACGATCCGGCAGCACAAATAACATGCCCGTACGTGTCGTTTTGAGAAGCCCCATTACCCGTGGTTAAGAATGGGTTTTGAGAGCATCCAGACAGCAATTTTCGTTGGTAGGGTACCGCTTGTTTTGGGGCGATGACGGGCTGAAACATGAGCTCACCTCAAATGTAATTTGTGTATGTTCCGACTGCCGTAGTGCCGGACGTTAAAATTTCGGTCACGGACAACGGCAAAATATTTGGACTACCCGAATTTAAATAAATCGAATACGTTGTGCCGCTCGATAACTGCATGTTCACGGTGCCGGAAACCGTCAAAACAATCGCAATTGCACGGCCCGCTGTGCCGACTGTACCCGGCGTTAAAACCGCGACGTTGGACACGGGGGCATTGTTGCTGTCACCAGCCGACAACGGGTTGCCTGAACCCACGGCGGTACCGTTTTGGACGAGGTAGGCTGGTATCGCCGCCAGCGGCTCGCCAATCTGATTTGGGGGGTTTGAAATCGCCATTGCACATGCTCCAAAGGGGGATTTGCAATAGTGTAACTCAACGTTGCTCGGACTGCATAAATTTTATAATTTATTATAATTATGTAAATATTACTTTTGGGCAACTTTTTTCCGTAAATGGTGTAAATAGCCACAATCTTATTACGTAACGTAATTATACCCCCATCGTCCGATCAGATGAGCTAATTTTAAAATTACTATAATTTGCCAAAAATACCCCGTTATACCCACAAGTAGCAATTTGATAAGTGTATAAATTATTGTTGTAAGTTATTGATTCTATTACCCTTATTTTATATATACCCCTATACCCCTAATACCCCTAAATGTATATAGATGGCTGAGTAATACTTCGATCATATGTAGATTATATATCTACTCTATATTTAGTAGATATTACGTTTCATAACGGAATTGAAAAGACCCCTTTTTTGTCATTAGGTGTAGGGTAATTTAAATTTGTATGATAGAATGCAGGTGTTATCTAATACTTTTAGGGGTTATCATGGAACGCAAAGATGCGATATTATCTGGATTGAGCAAATATAATACGGGTCGTCAATGTAGATATGGACATATGAGTGATAGATCGACAGCCAGCGGCGCATGTTGTGAATGTGTTAGTGATACTCAAAAGACTATCAGAGCCTCAATTAACGCCAATAAAATTATAAAACCAAGATATAACTTATCCTTGTACACGCAAATAATTTATATAATTATCGATCCGCGTTATATCGAACAGGTTGGTGCACAATTATCCGCCTATTGTGGATTAATCGACCCCCGTTTTCCAGCAGAAGTGTTCCGTAATTCATTACGGTTTAAGATTGGTTATGGCACAACTTCGCATAAATATTCCATGAATGTCCCAATTGGGCACGATGTGATTGTGCGAGAAATGGCTGCAAATTTACTCGATACGCCGGACCGACGTGCAGAGATGGCGCGCGTGTTGGATCAGGCACGCCGAGAACGTGAGCGGTATGTGCGACAAGTCGAAAAGGACGAATTGGTTAGACCAGCGGGGGAATTGCCGACATAAATTGTGTATAAAAAGCTTGACAAGGTAATTTAGTGTGTATATAATTCACTCATCAACTAAACAAACCGGAGAATCAAAATGACTACAGCGACATTCATCAGCAAAGACCAAAACTGGCAGGATGGTGCCACCACGTATTGGTTTGTTCTCGATGGCACTGACTACGGAACAGAAAAAACCTTTGAAAACGAAACTTTTGGCGTAGTTGATTGCGCTGGTAAAAAATCAGTTGTGTACGCTGATGGTCAGCCCGTAGCAAACGACTACGAAGCGTCGATAGTTTTGCGCGATTGCAAAATAACAGACGAAATTATTTTTTCTTAAACGGGAGAATCAAAATGTTTAAATATATCGTAGATGCAAGCACAAAAGTCGGTGATACATTCAAACCGACATTTTTAATGAAAAAATAGTCTGGTTAGAATGTGTGGATTTCGGATGCCCTAGGGAATCTATGCTACTTGAACAATTTATTAAAAAATATGGGGGAAATAATGACTAAATTTATCAACATGCGCGACGGTGAAATAACATTTGATTCTTATAGACTCCCGGACGCGGAATGCACGACTGAAGAAGATTTATATAGACGACATGAAAATGGTTCAAAAGCAACGCTTACTGCTGATATTGAGCCAAAACCAGTCGGTAGACCTTCATCGCTGCAAAACGGCAAGCGGGTCAACGTCTATCTCGACGCGATATCGCTTGACGCTGCTGCAAAACTTGGCAACGGCAATGTGAGCGAGGGTATCAGACTAGCATTACAAAAAAGCATGCTTTAATTATCTACGAAGGTATAAGACTGGCATTACAAAAAAGCATGCTTTAATTATCTACGAAGGTATCAGACTAGCATTACAAAAAAGCATGCTTTAATTATCTACGAAGGTATAAGACTGGCATTACAAAAAAGCATGCTTTAATTATTCAACTCCATGTAGGATTCTATAAAGATTTGCGCTTGCGGCGCGACGATGCAGTTGCCGTAGGCGCGCAGCTTGACCATGCGGTTCGTGGGTCGAACGATCCCCAATGAATCTTGTGAGCTACTATTAAATTTAAATTCTCCGAGAGGAAAGCTAGCGGGGGCATTCTCGTAGATGTTGGGATACGTAGCTTCCGATGCAAACCGTGCCACTGCTGATGACAATAGACGCAAAGCGTTTGCAAATTCTCGATGCGATTGTCCTGCCAGTTTTCGTTGATGTGGTGAATTGCAAGTTTGTATGTTTTGCCACAACATTCGCAAGTCTCTTTGAGTGCCATATCGCGCGCTTGTACCATGCGTTGCGTCCTGCTCTCCCCAATTTTCCCTCGTGTATTCGAGCAGGTAAGCGAGCAAAATCTGCGTTTCATGAACGAGCAGTAATCTTCCTCCCCACTCAAAAAGGTTCGTGCAATTAACTGTTTCCCGCAACGTTCGCAGAATTTCTCCGGCTTGTGTCTGTAATCTATTCGACGCTTCATTTAACGCATCCTCGACTTTAATTTTGAGATTGGTGCACAAAGGTCCCATTCGTAAGGGAGCCCCATCAACCATCTGCTGAATTCTGGCCTCAACGGGCCTCCACTTTCCATCCCGGCAGAAGAGCCAATCAGCATCTCGCCAGAAGCCGTTAGTCGGGCAGCTTGGGGGTTGTCCCGCAATAGGTTCCGTATGCTGTCTGTGTAGCGATTGTTCCCTGCCTGATGACCGTTTGTTATGCTGGGGCATGTCGGTGTGTTCGGCCAACCTGCTAAATTGGCAAAGTCCTGCAATCTCACTTGACGCTTTGTCCCGTCCTCCCGATACATTTCTGTCGGCTGTGGCGCTCGATCGTTGTTGCATGAGGTCGTCGGCCACCCCGCTAACCACACTGTTCGACCCAATAACGCGTTGATTGGGACGTTTTCGCATTCCGCCCCATCCTTCCAATCTCTTACTGTCGCTGTCGGCCACCCAGTAAAGCCTGTCGCGGATGTGCGGAGCACCGACGCTCGCAGCCGGAAACGGCACCGCCCCAAAGGCGTAACCCATTCCTTCCAGGTCAGTTTGTACAAGGTCGATCCAAGATTCTGCGTCTTTGCTCGCAACCTGTTCACCAAAGATAACGTCAGGTTTGCACTGGGTGACGAGGTGGTAGAAGTCAGGCCACAAATGCCGCTCGTCAGCAAACCCAGATTTTTTGCCTGCCGTGCTGAAAGGTTGGCAGGGGCAAGATGCTGTCCAAACTGGTCTATTGTCATCCCACCCAGCACATCGTAATGCGTAGGACCAGACTGCAACGCCAGCAAACCAGTGACACTGGATAAAGTTTCTGACATCACTTGGAAGCACATCTTCGATTGATCGTTCATCGACTTCTCCTGGGGCTACAAGCCCCGCCTTGATTAAGTTTCTAATCCATTGCGCAGCGAGTGGGTCAATCTCATTGTAATAAGCCCATTTTTTAGTTAAAATGTTCATTTTAATAGATGGAGTTACGCGTATGTATAGGAAGGTTTGTAGCCACTGCTCATCCGAGTACGATACAAAGCACTCAAAAAGTCTTTACTGTTCGCAAAAATGCGGGGCAGCGTATCGGTGGTCTGCGTCAGAAAAAGACACATCAAAACCAAGGGAGTGCTTAGAGTGCAAGAAACAATTTTTTGCAAAGCCAGATGCAAACCAGCAAAGAATTTGCTCGGATGAATGCAGGAGAACAAGGAATAGCAGGAAGGTTCGCGAGTTCCATTCTGCAAATCCAGACCGTGAAAATTGGTACAGGGCTCGGACGAAAGAAAAGCAACTTCCTGACTCAAATCAGATTCGTTTTTTCCGCACAAACCCACTTGCTCCAAGATGTTGCGAGTCATGCGGAGAAACCCGTGTTTTGGAAATCGCACATCGCCCAGAACACGAAAGGAACGGAAAAGGAAGAAGCATTTCAAACTGCAAATGGCCTGAAATGGTTTGGGTGTTATGCCCAACATGCCACCGACTTCTCGACAGAATGAACTACCCGCCAAAAGACCTTGGTCTGAAGTAGATAAGAAATGACATTGGCTATATCCGGCAAGATCGCTCGGTTTAACATCTGAAATACTCCTGTTGTCCACATGACCTGGCGCAATATGGCCTGCTTTAATTAAATTTTCCAACCATTGGCATACGGTAGGGTCGATCTCGTTGTAGTAAGCGAGATGAGTCATGTCTTCACCTCATCATTTAGTTGTTCACCAATAGCGGCAGCGAATTTAGCGCATCGTTCGCATCCTTGGCAGTGACCACAATTGCATCCACGCGGGTTATCTCCTGGACTAAATTGGTCGTCCAGATCATCGCATTCTTTCATTGCGTCATAGCACTCAGGATGCAACTTTACCGTTCCCGCATCACCACCATCAAAATATCGATATTTTTTATATGATTCCCCGACTTCAATTTTGTTGGCGCACCAACTGCACCGATGAATTTTCTTAGCAGATTTAACGATTTCAAGTCCGGTTGAACTGCTCATATCTTCACCTCTCGACACGTTCATGTTTTTGCTCCTTTTCGATTAAAGGTTCACCATCGGATATATTGCGCAAAAACTTATCTTAAATTACTGAGTGGCCGTACTTACCGGCGAGGATGTATTCAACTGCGGCGGGTACGTTCCATTCGGTGCGTAGCAAGTATTTATATGCTTCGTCCTGTTCTACACCCGCCAGTTCGCATACCGCTTGCACCCTTTCGGTTCTTATATCGAACTCCTCTTGCATTTTGCGGCATTCATCGATCGCTTCGCTTAAAGTATGGCAAGCGGGGGCGGATACCATATAGCCGTCTTGTGCTGTTATTCTGTACACGCGCCGCGAAGGTATGTATTCAACACGGAAATCATGGGTTAAGAACTTGGTATTTTTATTGTCGACATTAATCATAATATGACCCTCCATTGCTTTGCTACCACGAGTGCTTGATCAAAACCAAAAAAAACGAATAGCGCGGCGATCACGATTCATCTTCACTATTAATCATCCCCTCTAATAACTGCAAAGACACATCGTATTTAACAATCTCAATACAACCAAACACCTCCGCTAAACTTACTTGCCCTGCGTACTTATACACAGTCTTTTTTAATTCATCGAGTAGTTCTTCCACTTGTGGATTAAGTCGTTTGTTTGGTGTGAATTTAATTACGTTGTCAGTCATATTTTCACCTGTTCAATAATGGATTCTGGATCGATTGCAATTATCTTGTCGAAATCTTCTTTGACAAGAGTTGTGCGGATAGTAGACAATTGAATTTCACGGACTTTTTCTTTTAATCTCTGATTCTCAGAAATTAATTTATCTAGCTCGGCGCTTAAGGTTGGCTGCAATCTAATTTCAAGCGGTTCTTTTGATTCGGCACTGTTTAAAACTGCTGAAAAGTTTTCTGCTTTTGCTACTGCAATCTCTATTTTTAGTCCAGCAACAAGCTGCACAATATGCTCACACAGAGCAGGCTCGATAATTAAATGTCTTGTATCAGGTTTGCACCATAGCTGAGCCACCACTTGTCTTGCATCAGCAATCCAAGGGGCTTTTGTATAGTTTAGTTCGCAGTCATCATCTCTTGGATTTTGCGGGTCGCTCATGGTGTCATCCTTTTCAGTATTTCATCAGGGTCGATGCTATCAAAAGTGCGAAGTGAAACTGGGCTATCTATATATTCTTTAGCATATTTTATCGTCGCCCATATCGCAGCCAGTTGTAACTCACGTACTTGTTCTTCACTGTAAAGTGGAATAACCCAACCTTCATATTTAGGTCCATTTTGAGCGTAATAATCAATTCGATAAGATTCGTTATTTTCGTAAAGACGAAGTTCATAACTACCTTCCCCGTCAAAAGTCGCCCACGCAAACGGCTCTGCTTGTTTGATTGTGTCAGTCATTTCAACGCTCCACATTTTGAACACATCATTACGTATTTCACTCCAGTTTGCAGCATTGGATTTACTGGGCAGAGTGATGTTAATTTTGTTCGCATCCTATTAGCGCAGTCATTTCGTTCTCGCTTCCAAAATTTTAGTTGCAGTCTTTATAAGATACGCTTTGGCAGCATCGCTGTATTCGTCCTGTGCAGCGTTTAAGGCTTCCAGAATAAGTTCATCCTGATTTTTTCTTTCAGCATTGTTATGCTGCGCGACCAATTCGGCAAATCGGGTGAGTTCTGGTTCAAGATTCTGCCCTGCTACGCAAGAGAAAATCCCTGTAAAGCCGGATACATTAAATGTCACTTCCTGAAATCCTGCGGCTGTTGCCAGCTTCAATATATCGGCTTGGTTCATTTCGCATCAATCCTCGTAGCCAGTTCGACAAATTCCAAACGTCGAATTTCATCATTTATATCAATAATTGCCCATTTATGAAGCGCAAGTTGATGCTCCAAATGTCCGCGCGCGGCAATCAAACGTTTTATTTTCCAACTAAGAAACAATTGTGCAATTTTAGTCATTTTAAAATTTCCAAGATAAGCTGATACGTTTATTTTTTTCAATCACATCCAATTCCACCAATGTCGCCGATAACAAAAAACCATCCCGCCATTTTCCAGGTAGCGCGTCAGCGATAAAATATTGAGCGATTATGACGGTGCCGAAATAACGATTGATTTTGGACTCTGATGGATAGGGACCCAATATCTCATTGCGTTCCGAATAGCCAGGATGGCTGGAGATTTCACGCGTTTGATGCCAGTCGATTGCCAGTGTGGAAATCGTAACACTTTCTTCAATGACTTGAGCGACTGTCCATGCGTTATCGGTTTCATCAGCGCAAGCGTAATTTGCAATAAAAAACAACAAAAATGTAATGATAGTTTTCATTTAAAATTCTCCAAGATATAAAATAATTCTCGGCTGAATCATTATTCACACTTTATCGCAGTTGTGATAAATGTCGACCTGATCGTATCGGCAAAGATTCTCAATAGAGTCCAGTGTTTCGTCGGTATTATCAAATGATTGTTCGCAACACCCGTCCGCGCAGTTCATCCATTTATCCATCCATATAAACACGTGCCAGTGAACACTATCGCCAGCTTCCAGATGCTGTTTAACTTTTTCGCGATCAAGTGTCATGGTTTACTCCAGATAAATTCGCCCGAAGTTTCATATCAGCTAAAGCGTCGTCGTTTGAATCATAAAATCGATTTGGGTTAATTGGCGAACCACTTTCGCGATAGATTAACTGTGCGGCGAGAGCCGTTGAATTGAAAAATTTTTCGAGCGCATAACCTTCATCACCCGCTAAATGAACTACCCACCCAGCCCTGCAATGTGTTGTGTTGCAGGTGTGCCAGCGCCCCATATTTAACGCGATTGGTGTTGCAGTTACGGCAGCGTAAATTACTTTGTCGATATTTTCAATTTTTGGTATTTTAAGCGTATCGGATTTGCCCACGCAATCGCTGCAATCGCTGCAATCGCTGCAATCGCTGCAATCGCTGCAATAGCTGCGATCTCTGCAACCGCTGCAACCGCTGCAACCTCTGCAATAGCTGCAATCGATGCAACCGCTGCAATAGCTGCAATCGATGCAACCGCTGCAATAGCTGCAATAGCTGCAATAGCTGCAACCGCCGCAATAGCTGCAACCGCTGCAATAGCAGCAACCTCTGCAATAGCTGCAATCTCTGCAACCGCTGCAACCGCTGCAATCGATGCAATAGCTGCAACCGCTGCAATCTCTGCAATCTATGCAATCTCTGCAATCTATGCAATCTCTGCAATTCTTGTTTCCGTTAGCGTCCATTTGCTTCGCTTGTTCGTCAGCTAATTCTTGAGAAACATAACTGACCCTAACGTTACCTTTTTCCGTTTTCTGCGATTCGAATCTCATATCAGTTTACCCTATGTTTTTGTTAGCGCAAGTCGCGCATAAAATTTTAGTCCGGCGCGAAAGCCTCGGATTCTCAAGCTGCATCGTGTCAAAGTATCGTTCACCGGGTTGTATGTGGTTTAAACACAGCGGCACCAAACAATGCCGTTTTATTCTTGCAATGCGCCAGCATCCGGCATATTTTGTAGTGTAAAAATCGGCTTGGGTTGTCATGCCACCCTCACAAATTTATGATCGTAGTCCAGTTTGTACGCAACGTTAGCTTCAATTCCATCCTCGCCGGTGTATCCGACAACTGTGCGATACCGTTCATTTTTTGAATCCCAATATTTAATGCAAATTGTGCCGTAGTCGCCCGCTGTGGCAGTGCCGTAGTCGCCCGCTGTGGCAGTGCCGTAGTCGCCCGCTGTGGCAGTGCCGTAGTCGCCCGCTGTGGCAGTG